TCGATACTGCCCGCGTGCTGTGAACCTTGCACGTTCACCGGACCCGAGACGCGGTTGCTTTGGGCGCTCCTCGCCCGGGCTGCGATTGATTACACGCTACCGCTCGAAAAGATAGCCAAGCTTACCGCCGTCGACCCGGATGAACGGTGGTGCATCGAGGAGGCTGTGAACTGGGTCGAGAGTGACGATGAGGAGCCGTTTTCGTACGTCTGGGTATGCGAGCACTTACAGATATGCGCGATGCGGTTACGGCGCGGTCTACAGAACATTCGTAGGTCTGGGGAAAGGCTCTATATGCCCTTTACTCCGTACGACCGGCGCGGTTAGGATTCGAGCAACCGACCAAAAGCCTTGATCCGGTCTGCTAACGTAACAGTGGCGCACTAGTAGTATCCGTGAGGCTAGCGGCTCTGTCGAGGGTGCGAAATCCGGTAGGTTGGTTCTGGTGTCCCGCTCCCCGGGTAAAACGGGCGGGTTAGAGCCGGGTAACACCGGCTTTATTCTTTGTCTGTGCCGATCGCTTTGTCGTACGCTTCGAGCAACGACGGGTTATCTCCGAATGCCTCGCGTAGCTTCTCGTCCACCATCTCGGGCGGGTAAATCTTGATCGCCAAATCTTTGACGATCTGTACGAGTAACCCGTGTCTCTTTTCTAGGTTATCTACGCGCTTCACGATACTGGCAATTAGTCGGTCCGCTTTCGTGGGTGGCATCAGAATTCCAAATCTAAGCCGGGGTTCTCTTCAACGCCGCGAACCTGTTTATCATACCCTTCTACCATGACAACGCTCGAATGTCTCGAAAACTCCATTACCTCGCGGTGACTCTTGCCGTCCGCTAATAGCTTTGTGATGGCCGTGGCGCGGGCCGAGTGTGGCGTTACGTACGCATCCACACCAGCCTTCCGGGCGTAGCTCATAAAGAGCTTGTGGACTCCCTGCGGGCTCATGGCGGCTTGGGTTGGGGTAGTGTGCTCGTAGCTGTTCACGAGGTAATCCGTGGGTGCTGCTCCCTGGTCTAGCCTGAGCATGTAAAGCTCGTGCACGGCGCTCTGCGCCCAAAAGGGGAGCGGTTGTCGAGCGTCTTTCCCGGCTTTCGTGGCTCGAAGCTCTAGCACCATGGTCCCGAGCTCGGTGTGTTTGACGTCCGAAAGCCTGAGTTCGAGTATCTCGCCGACGCGCATACCCGCACCGAACATGATCGAAAGTATTGCCCGGTCTCGGATACCCTTCGGTACGGCGACGTTCGGAGCTCCGAGCATGGCGCGAACCTGCTCGAACTTCACCATTTCGGTAGGACGTTTCCGGCCGGATTGGGCTTTCGGTGGTTTGCACTCGGCAGAATCGAAAGGGTTAGGGCGCTGTATGCGTAGCGGGCTCAACTGCTTGTAAAGCTTTCTAAGGCACGCTAATTTCTTACTGACCGTGGCGTTTCCGGCCGTATGTTGCAACCCGTTCGCCACCGGACGGACGGACGGTGACGCTACGGTTATCCGTCTCTCTGCAGCTTGCTGTTTACGAAGAGCTCTAGGTGTCTGCCCGGGCTTTTTAAGGCACCACTCCCGATATCCAACCGCTACCATGGGATCGGCCGATAGAATCGCTCTCGCTGCATCCTCCGAACCTACGTCACGCCCTAGGTACTCGCAGTACTCGCGGATTATACCGGCGTAGGTCTTTTGACTGTTCGGGGCAAGGGTCGACATCCAAGCGGATATGCGTACCCATACCCCGAACGGGGATTCGGTTGTCATGATGTCGTTCATAATCGTAGGGCCTTTCGAATTTTACGTTCAAGCAAGGTGATTTGTTTGAGCACGTCGACACGTTCGTTGGCGGATAGGTGGTTGAACTGCTCGCGGTCCGACATCTGGCCCATACCGATGCTAAGGGCCTGGCGCATGAAGCGTCGTGCGTACTCGCGCATCATCATCTCGTGCGGTGTTGGTGGATCTTTCTTTTTTCGTCCCATTCATGGGCCCCCGGCTGCGCCGGGAGTCCGGGAATTAGACTACCTTAGTTAGAAGGGACACCGCGAGGCAGAGTAAGCCAAGCATAGCCCATTCGAGATCGGTCACCCCTGCGGTTCGAAACAACTTCATACTGCAACCCCCATAGCCTTTAGACGGTCAATCAAACCCTTTGGATCCTCATATGCTTCGATCACTGCCTGAAGGATGGTGATAAACTGCGTCGGACCCGTGACGAATTCGCCAATCTCCCACTTCAGAAACGGCTTATCGTCCCTCTCGATCGTGACGGTCATTCCGTCGAACCGAGCTCGCAACCGTTCGCGAGGCTTTCGCGCAACCTTATTCATGCTCAAACCCTCCAAAAATTCACAATGACGTTACCGACAATGACAATCGAGCTGATGACCGCAACGGCCCAGCCTATGATTGTCACCGTCACTTCAAATTGCTCTCCGTTCGGCATCACGTCTAGTACCTCCGCTCGAGGTAGCGAACAGCGGCACGGCAACGGCGCTCGTCGAGCACTAGGTGAATCGGGAGAGTCGGGACGCTAAGCGCCGTCCGAATCTCCGTGATGTCTGCTAAGCGCTCGTGCATTGCTGCGATGAGCCTCTGCGTAAGTGTCTTATTCATAGGTTTCTCTCTGTTGTGGGACGTTGAGCCGTCCGCTCTCTGCTCTATCGGAGCAGAGTAGCGCACTACTCAAGCGTGAATTCCCCAAGCTGCGAATCGAAGGCGTAACGCTCTCCTGATTTATAATCAGAGATGGTTACGTTACGGCTAGGCCAGAGATTTCGGATTTTGTTGGCGCACTTCTCGGAAGCTTTGAGCGTGTGGAAGTACGCGCACGGGTTGCCGTCGACGTTTACTGAGAACCTGAACATGTTATTTTTCTCTGTTGCGAACCGTAATTGGTTCGAAGGACCGCCCCGTAGGACGGTCGATCGAGCCTCTTAGTTGATTCGCTCTTGCTGCTCTGCTGCGAACTTCGAGCAACCATACTTCGCGGCCAAACCCGAGAGGGAAGCCGACGATCGGCCACCGTGCCACGGCTTAGCGGCGAAAAACCAAGCCTCCCGGCCGCTGTGCCATCGAAGCTTGAGTTCCTTCAGGCTCTCTTTGTGTGGCTTCGTCTCACCAGTAACCCAAACCCAAACCCCGATGAGAGAGATTTCGACACCAGGCATACGGAGCTTGAGAAGCGAGTCGATGATGTCCATGACCTTGCGTTCGACTTCCGCATTGTATCGGTATGTATAGGTCTTGCCGTTACCAGCCTCGAACGTTTGCCCGTTCGCTCCTTCGAGGGCTCTCTCGTATGCGGCGTTGATAGCCTGCATGGTTCGAAGGTCGCCACCTCGATCGGGATGGTATTGGAAGGCTAGTCGGCGATAGTGGGCTTTAATCTCGGTCTCTGTTTTCAGTCCATCAAAGTACATAGGTTTCTCTCTGTTGTTAGCTTACTTAGTAAGCTTTGTTCTTAACATTCATATCGTACATTGATGCTGATTGGTAGAGAGAATTTTCATGTTTCAGTGATTATTTTACAACCCACTGATATTACAGCGCTTTAGAGTCTTACATAAGACACTAACGATGTGATATACTGAGTGCTCATAGGTCAATATTCTCTGTTGGGCCCCTTCGAGCGCTAACACGCCCGTCGGGGCATTTTTCTCCTCCTCCGTCCACCCCGCTAGAATCATAAATGGGTGATATGTGAGGAATACCTACACTCGATTACTGATGGCGACCTACAACCCGAGGTCAAACTGTGGCTTTACGTACTGTGTGAGGCTATCCGCGAAGCTGCGGCCGGGAGGGTGGATGAATATTTCTGGCTGCTCGAAGACGAGCGCGACCACGTAGGATCGTACTGGTGGTGTTGCGAGGTGTGTGATATCTGCCCGCTAAGACTCCGGGAGCTGCTCAATCGACGCTGGAAGGAGATTAGGACGACCGGAACCCAAATAGCAGCGGTGATACTCGGTGGAGAATACTCATGTCGAACGATACACTAAAATCTCGAGAAGTGGTTTCAACTAGTTACCCGATAGGATTCGCAGTACTCACGCTTTGCTGGATAGGGTTGCTCTGCATTCTCTGCCTCGCGTTCTGTCTCTCCGAACAACCGCAACCGATACCATTCTGATATGAAGTACTTTGCCGCACTCATCCGTAACGATACGCAGGTGCTAGCCGTCGCGTGTAGCGATAGGGAAGCGCTTACCAGAGGCGCAAAGGTCATGATGACGCACGGCATAGCAGGCTGTGAAATAACCGTCCGTCCGTGCACAACCGGATTCTATCGAGCATTCAAGAACCCCAACGCGCTGCATGCGCACAAGGTCGTAGACGGTAAAGTTCACATGGTGAAGAGGGTATGAGCGATACGGGCGAAAACTCGAGTGATATCCCGGTGTTAGAGTGTCCGTTTTGCGGTGTCCCGCCCACGCTAGGCTCTACCATATCCGAGTCGATGTTCCGTTACTGTTGCGACAACCCGAACTGCCGTCTAGACGTTCAAACGTTCCTTTGCGGTACGAAGCGAGAGGCTCTAGAAATCTGGAACACGAGAGTATCAGAGCTCCATACCGGCCTAATCGAGCTGTGCAACAAGCGTAGACACGAGCTCCGAGAAGCCAATGAAGAGTTAGAGTTTCTCAGACAACAAGCCAGTAAACACGTGAAGAAAATCGAAGAGCTCGAACAGTTATCCGGTGCTCTCGCGAGGTTACCTTGACCGACGATCCGAACGTAATCGACATTACCAGCCTAACACCTACCCGAAAGAAAGGCGGACGCCCGAAAGGGTCCAAGACTCAGGCAAGTAAGCTAAAAGCCCCAAAGAGGGCGAATGCAATCACTAACAAGCAGATTGCAGAGATTGTAATCGGGACTCACAAGCAACTACCAAATAACGTTATCGCAAACGTTGCCGGTGTTCATCCTAATACGGTCAGAAACATTCAAGCTGATTTCAGACAGTTGTTTGATAATTTAGAGGAAGTTGAATCATTCAGGTCTGTTAGAGCGGATATATTGGATGCAATAGATCTTACACTATTGAAGTCCATGTTAGACCCATCGAAGCATGAAAAGGCTACCCTAGCACAACTTGCATTTGCCCATAGCAAATTATATGAGTCAAGCAGATTGGAGAGGAACCTAAGTACTGCTAATGTATCCCAAACAGTACGCTTTACCGAGGTGAACCTCTCTCCGATAAGCTCTTTACCCTCCTCGAAAGCTACGCTCGAAGAGTAGAGAGAATTGTACTTCTATCCACTACCCACCTTACCTTCTCCTCTTGTTCGAGTGTAGAAAAAGAATAGAATATACTCGAGTTCCGCAGCGTATTGACACGCGTTGAACGCTGTGTTAGCCCCACCGACAGGGGGGGGTACCCGGGGGGTAGGGCTCTCGTGCGTCGCCCACCCGCCCGTATTAAGACTACTATAGAGTTGCGATATTTTTTCTAAGGGGGTCGGCTCAATGCTTCACATTTTCGCCTTTGTTCTTGGGATGGGCGTGACGCTACTTCTCCAGTATGTCGAAGTTATTTCGCGTCCACGCGGTTAGGTTGGTGTATGGGTTTGGTTTGTAGACAGCCGCACGTAGTGCACAGCCCTCGCGTTAGCGAGTTGCGACACTTGTGCCCTTACTAGGATTTCAAGGGTGCTATTAGCGGATTATCACGCCGCGTGTGTTGGAAAGGGGCATTCCGTCTATCGATGCTAGGCCGATTATCCGAGCTCCGGGCACTTCGGATTCACCAAGCTGAAGGTTTTCTATAGAGATAATTCGAGAGTGACCCTCGGGTTCGTTCAGGTAGTGGAGCGCTGTATCGATGTATCCTCGCATTGCATGAGGCCCCTCGAATGAGTTGATGCGCACGGCGTGACGTTGCTCTATGCCGTTCACTCTTCGCTTGAAGGCGATACCGACCTTGTTGTTATAGTCGAACGTTTGCCACGCTACGAACTCCCACGGTGTATTTCGGTAGGTGTTTGCACCTAGGTCGAAGATAAATTTCGTGGACTCGGGTATTAGCAGTCCGGCCGCTGTTACTGTGCCTGCTCCGAGGAGTTTTGCGAGGAAGCTGCGTCTAGTAATCATATCGCTTTGGTCGCGGGCCCGGGAGTTGAACCCGGAGCTTCGGGGAATGAACCCGACGAGTTACCGTTACTCTAACCCGCAATAAAAAACCGGTCACGCACATTCGTACGCAACCGGTCGGAGGGGGAACCGTCATGTCTAGCCGAACCGAATCGACATATGGAGCCCCGGGTACGATTTTCACGTACATACTACCCCACCGCATCAAAGGGGCTGCTCTAAGTGTTGAGCTACCTGGGCAAATGGTGACCTATCGTACGGGACTTGAACCCGCGCAGATCGATGAGTGATCGAGTGCTCTACCAACTGAGCTAACGACAAGTCAAATGGTGCTCGTGGCTAGGGCAATGAGCCCCTAGCATTAACCCCGCGTGCTGTCGCGGTCACGAACATGGTGGGTGTGGTCAGTCGGATTACTCCAGTCGCTTGCGAGGTACACATGCCTTCGAGGCTTTCGTGTAGCGCTACCACTCCCAAATGGTGGCCGCTCTTGTCAGCATCCTCCGTCGTCACGGTCGGAAACTTCCCTTTGCGGCCATAAATTCAAAGAGCCCCTGTACTAGCGGGCCCCTCGAACAAGTTTGCACATCGTGCACCCTTACATCTTTAGATGTAGCCGCAGGTCGCTCGGTCTCGGCATTTTTAAGGGTCTTGTGCGTACCCGCATTGGATTGCGTAACGGTACACGCGACGGCGTAGCGCGGCATTGCACGAAATTAGCCCGCACTACTGGGGATGCAATTTGCAGCAGAGCCCCTCACTTCCTTCGATTATTTCCGTGTTACTCAACGGCGGGGGTTATTCGTGGCTCGATTCCCCCTCGGATACTGATACGGCCCGTCTGGAAGTGCGGACTAACAGCAGCCATGCGACATGGCACAAAACCTATACTGGATATTTTACTAAGCCCGGAGCTCGAGCAGAAATTTCTGCTCAAAGATTTTTAAGGGTACGATCGAGGGGTAGGTTTTCTAAGGTTCGATGTCCGACACTCCCGAGCGGAGGATAATTACCATCAACGATATGCCGTTCATTGCACGGCCGGATTGTGCGTACCCGCATGATTACTACGCAATGGCGGACAAGATAGCGGCGGGTGAGTGGGATGAGCTCTCAGCGTACCGCGCTCTCTTTCGGAAAGACCTTTGGGCGCTGGTTTACTTTCTTCTGCGCATCCCGATAGCGAATCATCCGTTCGTGGTGCAAGCCTGCCGCGATGTGATGGAGGGTCCGAGCACAAACACTCTCGACCTATGGGCACGCGAACATTTTAAGTCAACAATCCTCACAACTGCCGAGAATGTTCAGGACTTGCTGAACAATCCCGAGGAAACTATTGGGATATTCGCGTACGCAAAACCGCTCGCTATCTCTTTCCTTCGAGCGATAAAGCACCTGTTCGAGCAGAGCGAACTACTCAAAGCCTGTTACCCCGATATTATCTGGGAGAACCCGCAAGCTCATGCGCCGAAGTGGTCCGAAACCGAAGGGCTCTTTCTCAACCGCAAGAACGTACAGAAGGAAGCGAGCGTAGAAGCTCACGGTCTCATCGAAGGCATGCCGACCGGGAAGCATTTCGGGAAGCGGGTGTACGACGATTGCGAAGTTCTCGACATGGCCGACTCTCCTGAGATGACTCAGAAGAGCAAAGACATGTTCGACATGAGTGCTAACCTGGGCAGGGAAGGCGGCCGGCACCGGGTGATCGGTACCACATATTCCCATCAGGGCCTTCTAGTTTACCTGCAAAACAAGAAACTAAACGATGGAACGCTCGTCTATAAGACGCGAATCAAAACGGCGACCGTCGACGGAACGGAGAACGGGCCGAGCGCCTTTCTCAGTGAAGGAAGGATGGCGGAACTACGTACGAACCCGCGTATGTTTCGCTCGCAACAGCTAATCAATCCGACTCCGCAAGGCTCTGAAACACTCGATTGGTCGCTTGCGAGAGAGGTTAACCACTCAGAACTTCCGAAGCGCCTGTACAAATTCATGGTCATTGATGGTGCTGGGGAGCGAATGGATCGCACGGGTGATTCTTGGGCGATCCTCGTTGTGGGAGTTGAGCCTTTTCGTGATGACATTGGGGCTAGCTCTCTATACCTGCTCGACGCCTGTATTCAACCTATGTCGATGGTTGAGGCGCTGGATACCATCGTGAAAATGTACTGCAAGCACGGCAGAATCTTGAAACTCGGCATCGAAAAGGTCGGCATGTCGACCACCGAGATACACGTGGCGAATGCGCTACGGGCAAAGGGTCGGTATGTCACGGTCGATAACGGGGGCCTCGTGATACTTCGGCCTGCCGGACGGTCAAAGTCAGAAAGAATCGAAGGCAATTTGGCCTGGCCCCTCAAAAACAGTAAAATACACATATCGACTGATGTTCAGGTCGGGTATCGGGAGCGTTTAAAGACAGAAGCGCAGCGATTTCCGTACTGGCATGACGATGGTTTGGACGCTTTCGCGTACGTTCTCGACATAGTGAAGACGTATCGCTTTCCGTTACGAGGACCGGAAGACCTCGAACCTGATGATGCTTGGGATAAAGCATTCAGGGCGTCAAAGAGTAAGGGAATTAAGCGGGATTCGTGGCTTGTTTGCTAGCCACTGAATGAAGGGTTTTAAGAGAACATCAAATTTCGGGGTTGGTAGGGGCGCGCACCGGCATCTCGTCTTCATGGACGAGGAAGGCGGGCAGGCACTTGCGTCTACTGACAACGACCATTCCCACGAAATCTACTTCGTTCCCCCGAACCCGGGCGGCGTCGACCCGCAGACTGGCCTTACCTACCCCCCGGATCCGGGCGGATGGAAGGTAGCGCCCGCGCAAGATGGGCACAGCCACGAAATCGAGGACTTCAATCCGCAGCCCAAGAAAAAGAAAGAAGACCCGAACGAAATAATCAAAGAAGTGTACTCGCTGTTCCGTGCTGCGAAGGAGTACGAGAAAGACGCTCGCGAGAAAGCGAAGGAAGCCGAGGAATTCTATTGCGGCGAGCAATGGCCAAAGGAAGTCAAGGCCGAGCTCGAGCGAACGCAGCGGGCAGCGCTCACTATCAACGTCACACAGAAGAACGTCGACGAGCTCTCCGGACATCAGCGACAACAGCGCACCGATATTTCCTACGTACCCCCGGAAGAGGGGGATCAGCGCGTTGCCGATATTCTCAAGTACGTTTCGAAGCACATCCTAGAAAAGTGCTACTACCCACGCGAAGAGTCCAAGGCGTTCGAAGACGAGATAATCGTAGGGCGCGGTAATCTCTGCATGACCATGGATTTCGATACGAACCTACAGGGAGACCTGATGGTTCGGCGCTTCCCGTGGGAGGATATCGTTTACGGCCCTCACGAATTCGAAGACTTGTCCGATTGTGAGCACCTTCACAAGCACAAGATGTATTCGAAGGCGAAGCTGAAGCAGCTTTTCGCCGACAAAGCCGACGACATCGAGGCCGATTATAAAAACCTTCTCGACTGGATCGAAGAAGGAAAAATGACGGTCGACGTTGCGGGCGATGAGTACGCATACGGCGATGATGCCATGCGACCGCTCCCGGTCGTGGGCGATACGCTCATGTATGACGTTGCTCGAAAGGAATTCCGTCTTATCGAGTGTCAGAAGCGGGAGTATGAACGGCGCTCCGTAGTTGTAAGCTCTGACTTCGATTTCGTTCAGCAAGCGGCCGGATGGTCGCCAAAAGAAATCGCATCGGCAAAGACGCTTCCCGGTTTCCAGGTAATCACCAAAAACGTTTCGACCGTTCGCATACTGAAAGTATGCGGCTCGACCCTTCTCGAAGATAAGGAAAGTGACATCGGAGATTTCGACGTCATCCCGATCTATGCCAAGAAGCGCGGGGCGAAGTGGTGGGGCAAGGTCGAGCTCGTAAAGGACCCGCAGCGCGAGATTAACAAGCGGCATTCTCAAGCGGTCGACATCGGCAATAAGGTTTGTGCGTACGGCTTTGGCTACGACGAAGACACCTTTTCGGACCAGGCAGAAGCGGAGCGTTTCAAAAAGAACGTAGCGACACCGGGATTCGTTACAAAGCTCGTCGATGTTAACCGTCCGCCGTACCGGTTCGAGGGTGTAAAATTCCCGAACGAAATCGTGCAGCTCATGGCGCTCGGCGCTGACCAAATCAAGGGCTTGATGAACATCACGCCGGACGAGGGCGGCGCGAATACCTCCGGGTTTGCTTTGATGCAGCGGCAGAAGTCGAAGCTAGTAGGGAACGGATTTCTCTTCGATAACCTTTCGTTCGCGAAAAAGAAAATCGGGAAGCTCCTCGTAAAATTCATCCAGCTCTATTACACGCCGCAACGGATTTATCGAATACTTCAGAACCGGCACCAGAAGGAACCGATCGAGGTTGCCGGACAACCGCTCGACAAGTACCCGGAAGATGAAATCATCGAGCTACTCCAACGCTCGGATCTCGCGGAGTATGACGTTGAGGTATCCGAGTCGGCTTACTCTCCATCGATACAGCTCGCAACCGCCGCAGTGTTGAGCGAGCTCGCAAAGACGGGATTCCCCGTCCCACCGCCGATGCTCATCGAGCTCTTCGACCTACCCGGAGAGACGAAACAAAAATTCCAACAGGCAATGATGCAACAGCAGCAGGCGCAAGCTCAAGCAGAGCAAGCGAAGGCTACGAGTGAGCTCATGAAACCGTTGGTAGCTAAGGGCATCATTCCGCCGCCAGTGCAGCAGATGATGCAAATGGGACCCGGGGCTAACGGCAATGCGCCGCAAGGTGCGCCGCCCGGACAACAGTAAGGAAGTATGACGATAGAAACAGAAGACACGGGAACGACTCAAACGGATGATTCAACCCTCATTGATATTGGGGAGGCGAGTGACGAAGACCTCGATAAATTTCTCTCCGAACACAATGAGCAACCATCCGAAGAGCCCGCGCAAGAAGACTCGGTAGAAACCGAGGAAATTATAAAGACGACGGAAAGACCCACCGAGGAACCGAAGTCAGAAAAAAAGCAACCAGCCGAGCAGACCGCTACGGAGCAGCTTTCACCGGAGGAACAGAAATCCCGGTACGAAGCGATCATAGCGGAGCAAAAACAACGGCTGGAGAAAACGGAACTCTGGGCTAAGCATCGTTCCAACGAAATAGGGGAACTACGCAAACAGCTCCGCGAAGCGAACGCGCGACTCTCGCAAGGGTTAGACGATAAGGCTCTCGAATCTCCGCGTCAGGCGATAGACGATCAACTGACAATCCGGAATAACGAGGCGATTATCCAACAGCTCGATCAAGAGCACGCGCAAATAGAGCACGCAGTAAGGGCGCAAAAGGTTGTCGCTCATTTTATCAAGCCGGAAGAAATGCCGACGTTTGATGAAATGGCGGGGGCTC